AATTAACCAATGACGTACGAAGAACAGATTGCCAAATATGATCTCCATATTAAAGTTATTGAAGCAGATCAAGATGGAAAAAATGAGCGAAAAGATCGTCACGGAGTAATGGACTGTTCGGCCGATCTTAGAGAGATAGAGGCTGAAAAACGAGGTTATCAGAAGGGCTATAAACAAGGCCTTATTGATAGTAGGTAAAATAGAGTGTCCAAAGTATGCGTATTTGTGGAGTGGGAAGATGTCCCGCACTTACCGAAAGAACTTAAAGATGCAATCCTTGCGAGTATTCCCGCTTGGCAGAGAGATTCCCGTACAAAAGGAGTTCCTCAGCTTGGCGCTGGAGCTATATATCAAGTACCTACCTCGGACATCGAAATAACTGGATTTGAGTTGCCTAAGCATTGGCCTAAATGCTTCGGAATGGACGTAGGTTGGAATAGAACAGCAGCTATTTGGGGTGCTTATGATAGAGAAACTTCCACTCTTTACATCTACGATGAATACTATAGAGGCCAAGCTGAACCTTCAGTCCACGCAGCCGCTATTTTACAGCGTGGAAAATGGATACCTGGAGCCATTGACCCCGCATCTCGTGGAAGAATGCAAACAGATGGTTCCCGACTACTGGAACTATACCAAAACTTGGGACTTGATGTAGATGTAGCGGAGAATGCTCGTGAAGCTGGAATTTACAGGGTCTGGGAGATGCTTAGTCAGGGACGTCTTAAAGTATTTAAGGGCTGCACTAATACTCTTAGCGAATATAGGCTTTACAGACGGGATGAGAAGGGACAAGTAGTTAAAAAGAACGATCACTTAATGGACTCATTACGATATATGGTAATGAGTGGAATTGATAGAGCTAAAGTAGAGCCTGCCTACGACGGTAAACAATGGTGGGCTTGGAATCCTCCTACATTTTGGTCGGGCTAATGATAGGCTATAGATTAAAGATTGGAGACAATTGGTTTCCAATAGAAGTAATTCAAGTTACTAAGAAAAACATCCAAGTTAAAGTTCCAACTTGGGAGAAGGTGTACGGCGATAGCCGAATATGGAACGTAAAACGTAAGGATCTTAAATTTTATGCCGACTAGTATTGCAATCAAGAACACAAATCAATTACATCAGCTTAAGCTCACTCCTGAGATTGCTGATGTAGATCCTAAAACTAAGAAAAAGACCTGGAAGCCTCAAGGTATTGATGGTTATCTTAAGTCCGGAGAAGCTACTCAGGTTTGGGTAGGCGAGAATCAGCGAATCATTATTCAAGAATTACCGACATAATATGGCGAAATACATCAGAAGTATGGGTAATTGGAACTATGAGTGGGATGAATATTCCACAGTACCAAAAGTAACTCATCTTAAAGTATCACCAGATGAATTTGTTGACGGAATTACGGCTAAAGAGGTGCCTAAGTTAATTGAATTTTTTGAACATTCGTCCACACATTATCTTTATCGTAATTATGAGGTAAAAGCTTATTGGTCTCAAGAACGGGTATTGAAAATTGGTAAATGGTTTATTGCCTGGAGCAAGATTCCATTTGCTGGATATTATAGAATCCGAACTGGTTTATCTAAGAATTAATTATGTCAGGACCTGATAAAACTCCTCCGAATCTCTCTCCAATTCAACCTGGAGAGAAGATGGTCGATACGGATGATTACGATCCGGTAGATATGGATAATCTATTGGCTCGTGTTCGTCAACGATACGACGACGGAGTCGGTGCTTTTGAAGAGAATCGGAGAATGCATTCCGAGGATCTTAATTTTGTTTACAATTCAGAATCCATGGGTCAATGGGACCCAGTAGTCCTAGAGGCAAGACGTGGAAAACCAAATTATACCTTTAACCGAGTTATTGGCCCAGTCAACATCGTGGTTGCAGACATGCGACAAACTCGCCCAGCAGGGAAAGTTAGACCCACGAACCACTTGGCTGACGAAGCGACTGCGGAAGTCCTTGCGGGACTTATGCGAAGCATCGAGGACGAGTCAAGAGCTGATCCAATCTATAAGAATCAGTATAAATTCGCAGTTGCCGGCGGCTTTGGTGCCTGGCGTCTCATGCCCGAGTACGCGTCTGAAGACAGCTTTGACCAAGTACTTCGAATCAAAGACATCCCAAACCCTCAAACCGTAATCTGGGACCCAGAATGTTCTGATGCTTGTTGCGGCGACGCTATGTGGTGCCTTATTGGTGAACGAGTATCCAAAGAGAAGTACCGATCACTGTTCCCTGGAGCAGATAGCGAGACCACTTTCCATATTTCTAGGGACTCCTACGGATGGTTTACGGATAAAGAAGTCCGGGTTGTGGAGTACATGGAAAGAGTTCCTTTTGAGAAGGAAATTGCTCAGTATTCGGATGGCACTATTGAAGATTATACTCCGGATAAAAAGAAAGCAGAAAAGAATTTCCAAGAACAAGGCATTGGTCCAGATAGGGCTAACCGCGTAGTCCGTACCCGCAAAGTACTCAAATGGCGGGTAATGTGGTGTAAATGTGATGGTGGGCAGATCCTAGAAGGCCCTATTTACTACGATTGGAAGAGAATTCCAGTAGTAAGAGTGCCTGGCCGATTTATCAATATCGAAGGGCGTAAAAAACTTCAGAGTCTTATCCGCCACGCTAAGGATGCTCAGCGTACGTACAATAGTCGCGTATGCGATATGATTGAGCGTAGTGCTATGATCCCTAAAGCTCCTTATCTAGTCACAGAGACTATGATAAAGGGGTATGAAGCTGATTGGAATCAAAGCAATACTTCGTCTCGTCCATACCTGCCGTACAATATTGATAAGAATGCTCCCAATGCAGACGGGATGCCTTTCCGCAATCCTCCGATCGACATGCCGCAAGGTGCGCTAGCTCTGGCTCAGCAAGCCGCCCAGGATATTCAAGCAACTACTGGGTATTTCGATCCCGCTATGGGCGATGCAGAAGACATGAATAGAGTGTCTGGCAAAGCCCTTGTCCAGCATACTAAAAGATCAGATCTTGGCTCCTTCGAGTTTATAGACGGATTTGGAGATGCTTTACAGCTTACTTGGGAAATAGGAATTAATATGATTCCTACCATTTACGACTCAGAACGAGTCGTACGTATCGTCGGGAATAACGAAATAGAAAAGATGGTCCAGGTCAATAGTGAAGATCCTGAGAGTGGAGATATTATCCATGATCTTAAGAAGGGAACCTATGCTTGCAGAGTAAGCATTGGACCTAATTATCAGACAGCCAGACAAGAAGCTTTAGCTACTATGATTGATGCTGCAGAAGCTATCCCGATGATAGCTCAGATTGCACCAGATCTTTTGGCTAAGAATATCGACTTCCCTGATGCCGATGAACTTACTCGTAGATTACGTATTCCTCTAATCCAGCAAGGCCTTATTAAGCCTACCCCGGAAGAGCAGCAGAATATGCCTCCTCCGAAGCCTAATATGCAAGAGCAAATGCAGCAGGCTGAATATCAGAGATTGCAAGAACTTACTAAGAGAGATGCAGCTCAGGCTACTATTACTCAGCATAAAGCCTCAATGCTGCCTTTAGAGACACATAAGCAGGTGTATGAGGTTGCAGGTAAGCATCTATCTAATCTTAAAACTGGAGCTGAACTTGGTTCTACACAGGCTGCCGCTCAAGCAGAGCAGCAAGCCGCCCAGACTGATCTAGCTCAACAGCAAGTTCAGGGTCTGCAAGATATGCATCAACAAAATCAACAGCACCAGCAAGATATTGCTCAGCAAGGTCAAGTTCATCAACAGACGGTAGACCACGCTCACAGTGCGCATATGGCTGAGGAAAATCGTAAACAGAGAGCGCACGAAGCAGAAATGAAAAGAAATCAAGAGAAGCACGATCAAGCTAAAAAGCATCAAGCTGAACTTGGAGAAGCAAAAGTAGCACAAGCTAAAGCAGTCGCTGCAGCTAAACCGAAAAAGACTTCCAAATAACCCGTTCTCGTCACACGTAAATTGACGTAAGGAAAAATATGTCTTTCACTTTACAAGATCTTCAGTCCTACGAATCACAGCCCCAAACTCAGGTCGCAAGCCATGATCCTTGGAGCCCGTCTAAGCCCGACGTTAAGGGCTCGAATGAGACCACTCCGCAGATTAATGCGGACGCAGATGTAGATGCCGCCATTGCTGCATCTGTTGCGGAGCCTACCGAAAAAGGCACAAGTAATGACGGTTCTACTACCGATACCCAGGCAGAGCCGGTAGCTGCCAAAGCAGGAACTGCTTCAAACAAGCAGGACTTGTATTCCGCCAAACCTGAAGGCGATAAAGACCCCGATCTAGAGGACCTTACGGACGGTAAGCCTCGCAGTAGGGCTCAGGAGCGTATTGAAGAATTGGTTGCAGAACGTAATTCACTTCGAGAATACGGCAAATATCTCTTGGATCAAGTTGCAGAAATGCGTAAGTCTCCGATTAAATCGGAACAGGTCTCGCAAACCGTTGCGCCTCAGATTCAGGAAGATGCTGCCCCCACTCTTGAAGATGCTGAGTTTGATCCTGTTAAGCATTCCAAGATGCAGACGGAGTGGCTTAATAAGCAAGTAGAGAAGAGAGTTGAAAATGCTCTCAAGCAGTTCGAGAATCGTCAAAGCGAAGTAGCTACTCGCCAAGCGTTCGAACAGCGTGCCGCAGAATTCAAGAAGGTTAATCCTGATTGGGAAGTAGTGATTGCTAATCCTGCTTTACCTCCGTTAGCACCGGAGGCGGCTAGAGTGGTAGTTCGATCTGAAAATGGTCCGGCTATTACTTATCATCTTGCTAAGAATCCAGATCTTGCGGTCCGTATAGCTCGAATGGAGCCTATCTCACAAGCCGCAGCTATTGGAAGGCTAGAGGAACAACTCGTACGTTCAAAAACTGATACTAGCAATACGACTAAAGAACCGTCAAAAGAGACTAAGCCAGCAGCTAAATCTGCTGTCAAAGTCACACAAGCTCCTCCCCCGCCCAAACCAGTCTCTGGGGGTACCTCAGTCACTAAACAAGACGGAGATCCAATGAGTATGGAAGAATGGGTATCTAGGGAGCGAGAAAAGAAAATCTCAGAGCGGCAGGCGAGGAAGAATCTTCGCTCAGCAATGCGATGATTAAAAGGTAAATATTAAATATGGCTAATTCACTCCTCACGGCCCAATGGGTTGCACGAAAGGCTCTTGTCCTTCTGCACGCTAAGGCCAATATGACGGGGCGGACCAACAGAGACTACCAGAGTTTGCTTCCTGGACCTATCCAGGGTGTGATCCTTGGTCAGCAGCTCAGTGTCCGTTTGCCGTTCCAGTACGTAGGCCGAAAGGGCGCGACCATGAACGCCGAGAATTCGGTACAGCGGTATGCTACCCTTAACGTCACCAATCAGCGTGGTGTGGACATTAACTTCACTTCCGTTGAGCGCGCAATGCAGTTGAACAACTTTGAAGAGCAGGTACTTGAGCCCGCAATGGCTAAGGTCGCTGCTTTGCTTGAAGTGGACGTTGCATCTCTCGTTAACCAGGTGCCGAAGTTTGTAGGTGCGTACAATACTCCAGTGACGTTCCAGACTGTCCTTGCTGCCGAGCGTTTCCTTACGGAAACTCTTGCTCCGGAAGACGATCGAAGGACTTTGACTGCTAATCCGCAGGCTGCTTACGAATTTATCCTTGATAACAAGGGTCTGTTCAATCCGGAGGCTAGCGTTTCCGACCAGTGGCTCGAAGGTGTCATTGCAGACAAGGTTGCAGGCTTCGTTGCCTTCCGCAACACTAAGCTTCCGGCCCATACTGTGGGCGTGGTTGCTAGCTCAACCCCGGTTGTTAGTTCTGCAGGTCAGGGAAATAGTGGCGCTGGTAACGCGTTCATTGCTTCCTCGACTCTAGCTACTAGCGGCTGGAACAGCGGTGCTACGACTCTTAATGCTGGCGATGTGATTACTATTGCTGGTGTGAACGATGTCGATCCGGAATCCAAGATCTCTCTCGGTAGGTTGAAGCAGTTCGTGGTTAACACTACGATCTCGGACACCACGGGCGCTATCTCGGTCAGCATCTCCCCTGGTATCATCTACGGCGGAGCTTACCAGAACGTCGATAGTCAGCCGGCTAATAACGCTGCTATCACGGTTATGGGCGGCCCTGTAGCCAGTGTATCGGGTGCACTCATTAAACAGTCTCTCGCTTGGTATCGCGATGCCATAGTATTCGCGAATCCGCCTATGCTTGATCTGTCTCAATTGGTGAAGTTTACGGCTCAGGAATCTTTTGAAGGTTACAACATTCGATTTGCCCAACAGTGGGACCCGAATAACGATCTTCTGCCTGCTCGTATCGACACCATCTCCGGCGAAGTTCTCGCGTACCCCGAATTGGCGGTTCGCTTGATTCATCAGCCGGCCTAATCTAAAGGAGTAATAATATGACTACTGTATTAGGTTATGGCAAGTACGATGTGGTTGGTTCGCCGTTTGACTTTTACACTAACGTTGCACTTAGTGGAGTCACTGGCACTCTAACCACCGGCTCAACGCTCCAGATGCAGAACAACAAGCTTGTTGTGCATATTGGTGCTACGTTGGCTGCTCTCACGGTAACCCTTCCGCAGAATCCTCCGGATGGTGCCACGGCAGAGGTGAGCAATTCGGTTAATGGCAATACCATTACCGCGTTGACCGTCAATGCTGCTACTAGCTACTCCGGGTCGAGTTCTACTCAGACTCAGGGTCAGACGGTAAGTGACACTGTTATCGGTACTGCGGTATCTTCGACTTCTACGGCTTCTGGAGTGACTTACAAGTTCCAGTATTCGTTGAATGGCGATGTTACCAAAGGCGCAGGTCCTCGAAGCTGGATTCGTACAGCTTAAACTATAGAGGGTTTCCCGGTCTCCCTTCTCCAGACCGGACTAGGTAACGAACCCTAGATACTTAGGTAATCTCTACAACGAGAATCGTGACTTCGCAGGGTTTCAGAGTAACCCTGCTCTTATTCAAAAGGCGCAGTAGATGGGCAAAGGTGCTGGATTCAATTACGGTGTTAACGGCGGCGGTGTCATCCCCCCAGGAGGTTATCCAGTGGGAATTTTAGGTCAATTACTTCCTCTCTTATCTAACGGCACTCTGTCCGGAAATTTGTTTGTCGGTACCCCGGAGAATTTCTCTCCAGCCCCACCTCCTACGCCTCAGCCCCCCTACTATCCTGCTACTACTCAAGAAACGGCAGCCGGTGTCACTCCGGTAAATTTAGG